CGTTGCTGGTGATGATAATGATTTAGTAGAAAGAACAACAATATTACTTTTTCCTGGCGAGCATATACTTGATAATAGACCTGGTTTTGGTATCAGAAGTGACTCTGGAGTAGCAAAAGCTATTAGTCCTAGTGGTGCTATCTCTGGTGCTCTTAATACTTTTACCCTTACACTTAATTCTAATTTTGATTTAACCCAAGAAGATAATATACTTTACAAGTTTAATAGTGTAAATGGTGGTGTTGTTGTACCTAGAGGTACTTCTATAGTTGGACTAGATTTAAGAAAGACAAAGATAAGACCTTTATATGTACCTAACCCAACTGACCTAAACGCAGGTCAAAGTGCCTTATTCAGAATAACAGGTGCATGTTATTTTTGGCAGTTTACTTTCTTTGATGGTGATGACAAAGGATTGGTTTATACAGACCCAGTTGATTTTAGTTCAAATAATAAATCAAAACCAACATTCTCTCACCATAAACTTACTTGTTTTGAATATGCTGATGGTGTTAATAGATTAGAACAGTTCAGTGATTTAACAGATTTAGACATCTATTACAGTAAGTTATCAAATGCTTACAACGAAGCTGCAGCAAGGAGATCTATAACACAAAAATATCCCTCTGCACCTAAAGGATTCTCCCCACAAAGACCTGAATTTGAAATTGTTGGTGCATTTGCAACTGACCCATTAAATATTTCAAATATAGAATCTGGTGATGGAGCAACACCAGGTCAAGTAGTTACTGTTACAACTAACATAGAGCATAATCTTACAGGTGGTACACCTATTAAGATTCGTGGTATCAACGTATCAGATTATAATATATCAACTAAAGTATCAAATGTTATTGATTCAACTAGATTTCAGTATTCACTACCATTTGTTAGACCAAACTTACCAGCGGGTTCTGCTGGTGGATTGAGTAGTTCTAACGGGCAAGTTCTTGTTGAAACTGATACAGTAACGGGTGCTTCCCCATATATCTTCAATACATCACTACGTTCTGTATTTGGTATGCAGGGTATGCATGCTGATGGTAAGAAAGCAACAGGATTTAGATCGATGGTTGTGGCACAGTTTACTGCTGTTTCACTTCAAAAAGATGATAGAGCATTTGTAAAATATGATAGTACAAATAGAAGATATAGTGGTATTGCTTTTTCAAAACAGACTGGTTCATTACTTTCATCTGAATCATCATCTACTAATCCAGAAACAGTATATCACTTAGATCAAGAAGCGAATTATCGTAAGGGATGGAGAACAAGTCATATTAAAGTATCTAATGATGCTGTTGTTCAAATTGTATCTGTCTTTGCGATTGGTTTTGATAAACATTTTAATATGATAAATGGTGCTGACGCATCTATTACAAACTCTAACTCTAACTTTGGTACTTTCTCTCTTGCTGCTGAAGGTTTCAAAAAAGAAGCATTTGCGAAAGATGACAAAGGATTTATTACATCAGTTATCAATCCACGTTCAATTGTAACGAGTGATCAAAAAATTGAATATCTACAGTTATTCAAAGATACAGCGTCAAGCACATCTAAACTATATCTTTTTGGACAAGAAACTGTAACAGTTCCACCATCACATATAGCACAAGGTTTTAGAATAGGTGCTAAAGTTGGTGAGAAAATCTTTGTTGACAAAGCTGGTGTAAGTTATGAAGCTACTGTCGTTATGTCTAACGGTGCTGCTGCCACATCAGATACATCAGAAAAAAATTATGAAGCAGTACACTCTGCTGCAAACGCACAGGTTCAATCTGTATTCACAATTGGAGAAGGTCACGAATTACAAAATGGAGAATCTATTCGTGTAATCGCTGATAATGGTGATTTACCAGAAAACTTAGATCCTCATACAGTATATTTTGCTATCACTGGTACAGGAGTAGGTGGAAATGATGATGAATTATCAAATCTTCAAATAAGAATAGCATCATCTAAAACTAATGCTGATTTAGCAGATCCTATTTTTATTAACACAGTTGCAAATACCACTGACAAGTTCAGAATTATAAGTCGAGTATCAGATAAGAAACCTAATGACTCTGGACATCCTATACAATTTGATACCTCTCGTGGAAGATGGTTTATACATACACTTCCAACAGGAAATACTCTACATCCTAAGATTAATGATGGTACAATTGTATCTGATGATATTTCATATATCTTAAGAAGAGATGACGATAGAAGTTTAGATGAGAAAATTTACAAACTAAGATATGTTGTTCCAAAAGAATTAACTAATGGAAGAGATCCTGTTGATGGATTTGTCTTACAAGATTCAAACTTTACAACAGTTTTAGCTAACACTGATTTTACTAAAACTTCCATTACTTCATCTGACTATGGGTTTGATAGAAATACTCGATTCATATCACAAGCGAGTTTTAATAGTTCTTTGAATCTTGTCACTATTCGTTCCGATAAACCACACAACCTCGGTGTAGGAGATCAGATTGTTGTTAAAAATGTACTCAGCACAACTAACTCAACTGGTCTTGAAAATAAAGCATACAACGGTACTTTCATTGTAGATTCGATTGTCAATGATAAAGAATTTAAGTATTCAAATACAGATGTAGAAGGTATCACACACACAGTTGGAACATTTACTAACAATACTCATACAAGGACAGCTTTACTACCAAGATTTAGTAGAAATGATAATAAAGATAATTTCTTTGTATACAGAACGGAGGTAGTAACACCTTATATTGATGGTGTTCAAGATGGTATCTACCATTTATTCGTGTTGAATAGTGACAATGCGATGACTGAAACGTCTGGTGAATTTGATGATAGTAAGTATAATCAAAATATTGTTAACTTATATCCTGAATATGACCGTGATAATGTAGATGCTAACCCACCAGAAGCTACCTCTTTTGCAAAAAGATTCCCTCTTGGTGATGTTGTTACCAATGACTTGAAGAAGAGTATCACTAGAGAGACAACTAATAAATTCTTAAAATCATTTGACGCTACAGTTGGCATAGTATCTGTAACTAATAACTCTAACAATTCTGTCATTGATCTTGAAGAAGAGCATGGATTACAAGCACTTAAGTTTCATTCTGGAATAACAGGTGGATCTGGACATACAAACGGAACATATTACAATATTAAATTGTTT